TGCTGGTCGGGCTGGTCCAGTTTGCCCAGTCATCCCTTGAGCGCGGAGACCCGGCCGACCGAGCCATTCGCGAAATGCTGGTCATGAATGCAGCTTGGGCTGTCGATCTGGCGCGGTCTTTTGACGGGCTAGACCCCCTGCCAAAAGCGTGAGGCATCCAGTGATTGCAACACCCCACCCGAAGGGCAAGCGCCCACCGATCCGCTTCATCAGTGTTTGCTCTGGGGTCGAGGCCGCAAGCCAAGCCCTGATCCCCCTGGGTGGCTTCAAATGCGTCGGTGTGGCCGAGATCGAGCCGCACCCTTGCCACGTTCTCGCCCATCGTTTCGGTGCATCCAGGCCGATCAATATGCCAAGGCCAGAGGATGTCCCAACGCACAATGCTGACGGCAGCCACCGCTTCCCGCAGGCAATCGCAAAGGACAAGCGCGAGCGCGCTGCCGCCATCAAGGCCGTGTCCAAACTGCCCGATAAGGGCGAGATCCCCAATTACGGCGACATGAGCCGGTTTCAGGAGTGGCCAGATGCAGACGTCGATGCTCTTTGCGGTGGAACCCCCTGCCAATCCTTCTCGGTTGCGGGCTTGCGAGAGGGGCTGGCTGACCCTCGCGGGAACCTCATGCTCACCTTTGGCGCTATCGCTGCTCGAATTCGCCCCCGCTGGCTTCTCTGGGAAAACGTCCCCGGTGTCTTGTCCAGTAACGGAGGACGAGACTTTGCAAGCTTTCTGGGCCTCATCACGGGCCAACAGATCGAGCCGCCCGCCGACGGATGGAGCAACGCAGGAATCATCCCCGGCATTGCCGACGCCTACGGGGTCGCCTACCGAGTGCTTGACGCTCAGTTTGTCCGAACACGCGGCAAGCCAAGGGCTGTCCCCCAGCGCCGACGCCGTGTGTTCGTTATCGGATATCTTGGAGACTGGCGACGTGCCGCAGCGGTATTATTTGACCGCGAAAGCCTGCGCCGGGATCCTCCGCCGCGCCGGGAAGCGGGGCAAAGACCTGCCCCCACAATTAGCGCTCGCCCTACAGGCGGTGGCGGGCTTGGCACCGACTTCGACCTTGACGGAGGGGTGATCGCGGCCGAGGTGTCGCCAACGCTGGTAGCCAACGGCAACAAGACCGGCGGCAACCGCCCGCCCGGGTCCGACGGGGACACCACGACAAGCTTGATCGCGCTTTCATCCGGGCAGGCCAATGCCGAGACTGCGCACGATCACAGCCCGGCGTTGACGTGTCTGCATGAAGCCCCGATCGTGGTCCAGCCCGTTGCCCCCACGCTCCGTGGCGAGGGCTTTGACGCCAGTGAGGACGGGACCGGCAAGGGGACGCCGATCATTCCGGTAGCCTACCCGCTGCCAGTCGCTGGCACGCTGTCATCCAATGGTGACGGGCCAGGCAAGCACGGCTTCGGCATGGGGCAGCAAGATTGGGAAAACGGCTATGCCGTGCCAGTGGTTTTCGACAGCAAGGGGTCGCAGGTTCAGACCGACGAGTCCGGCGCAGCGCCAACGCTCCGGGCGATGACCCACGCCGACAGCCACCAGAACGGCGGCGGGCAACTGGCAGTTGCCTTCGACCCAACCCAGATCACCAGCCCGACGAACCGAAGCAACCCGCATCCGGGCGACCCGTGCCACACCTTGGCGAAGGGCGCGCATCCGCCGGCGGTAGCCTTTGACATGCGTGGCAGAGAAGGCGGATCGCAGCTTGAGGGCCCGCACGACACCTCCAACATTCGCGCGTCTAGTGGCGGTTCATCGCGTTCCTATGTCGCCCAGCCCTGGGCCGTGCGCCGACTCTTGCCCGTCGAGTGTGAGCGCCTCATGGGTATGGAGGACGACTTCACCAACGTTCCATGGCGGGGCAAGGACTTTTCGCCAGACGGGAATCGGTATAAGGAATTGGGGAATAGCTGGGCCCTGAATTGCATCGAGTGGATAGGTGAGCGCATGCTGATCGTGGACGCTTGGGAATGCACGGGATGACCAGACCGGCAGATCTTCCGAACAGCGCGGCGATGGTTGGGGCGATGACGTCCTGGTGCAGGGTGGCCGAGCGGGGCCAGCAATACATCTACCACCTTGGCAGCCTGGCGCGCGACCGGCGCGCGAGCGGGATCCTGAACATCGTTGCCGACACCGCCATGCTTCTGGCCGAGACGCGATTCCTGCGCCTGCAGCAAGAGCGCATGGTTTTCAGCAGCCCGGAAGATGACCGATGGGTCTATCTCGCCACCCGAAGCGGCACAGGATACGCACCCAGGGCTGTGATCAGCTTGCGGATTTCGTCGTTCGAGTGGCGCGCCCTTCGTGCCGTGCGCGACCGCGAGGCGGGAATGAGCGTCACCAGGGCCATTCGCGACGCCATGGTTTACCCAAGCCTGACCAGCCCGGATGTCGCCCGGTCGATGATTGCGCTTCTGCAGGACCGCCAGCTGATCAAGTCTGTGACAGGAACCGGCAAGAACTGGGAGCTGAGCCCGGCGGGACTGGAAGCTTTAACCTGAGAGGCGCGCGATGTCAGACAAGCTGTGCCAAGGGAAGATCATCCACCGCAAGGCAGGCGCTGCCAGAGCAGCCATGCGTCGTGCCTTGGTCGAGGGGCGGGCTGAACTTGGGGCCAAGGTCTACCCCTGCGCCGCCTGCAAAGGCTGGCACTGGGGCCATTCGGGCGGCGGGCGGCGGGCGGCACGCACAGTCACAGCGATTGAGCGCGCGATGGCCGAGGACATGGCGAAGCGCGACCGTGCAGCAAAGGGTCAGGCATGACCGGCAGATCCCGCGCCGATCTGGTCCTGATCGGGCAGCAGCCGGATGAACCGGGCCGCGCGCTGAAGTATGACCCGAGGTATTGCGAAGAGATCCGCTTGCTGGCCCAAGATGGCAAATTCCCCGAGACCTGGTGCGCGACGATCGGTATTCACAAGGTCACCCTTTACCGATGGGCTGACGAATACCCTGAATTCGAGGACGCCGTTCGCATTGCCTGGGTCGTGCTGCAGGACTATTGGACGCGCTTCGCCGTGACCAGTATCCTCACCAAGGACATCAACCAGGGCATCCTGAACACCATCCTCAAGGGGCGCTTTCCCAGCCTCTACAGCAACAAACCAGAGATCCTGGAGGGCACGCTTGAACACTTTGAGGCCCGGAACAAGCCAAAGCCGACGCCTGCCGCGGTGCCAGGCCAGGCAGATCAACCGATCCGGAACCGCGAAACCATCCTGGCAGAGATCGCCGTCCTGCAGGAACGCTTGAAACAGAGGGAGGCTAAATGATGTTTGAAAGGCACAACCTCACGCCCGCCGCGATCGAGGTTGGCGCGCAGGCGCTGGCCGAGGCGGTCAACGGTGGATCTTGGGGCCGCGATTATACGCACAGCCAGAAAGCCTTGTGGCGTCGTCGCGTTGTTGCCGCGATGAAGGTGGACTGAAGCGCCCATGAATGCCGAAGCAGATCCGGCCGACTATGCGCTAAGGGATGCTCTGGAAGAACTGGACCGGCTCGACGCCCGGAACAACTTCCTCGCATACTACCAGCGCATGACCGGGTTTGCCCCGCCGAAGCACCTCAAGGTCATCGCCAAGCTGTGCCAGGCGATGGAGGAGGACCGGATTGACCGGGCTATGGTTCTGGCCCCGCCGCGCCACATCAAGACGCTCAGTTGCAGCAAGCTCTTTCCGTCCTGGATCATGGGGCGACATCCGACCACGCCCATCATGTCCGTCGTCCACACCCAGGCCTATGCTGGCAAGGTCGGCCGAGCCGTTCGAAACTACCTGCGCAGCCCGCAATGGCCCTTTGATGACGTATGGTTAAGCGACGACAGTCAGGCCCGTGAGTATTGGACCACCCCCCAAGGTGGGGAATACAACGGATTCGGCGCCACTGCAGGCAACCAGCACGGCTCTCCCGCCGAATGGCTCTTTCTGGATGACATCGTGAAGGGGCGCGAGGTGGCCATGTCGCCCCTGCAGCGCGATCAGATATGGGAGAACTACGAGACCGACATGCTTTCCCGCCTGCAGGGGCGACGCAAGCAACTGATGGCCATTACGCGCTGGCACCAGGATGACCCCGCCGGCCGGATCCTTCCCGAGAACTTCGACGGCAAAACCGGGTGGTATAAGGACCGTGTCACCGGTGAACTCTGGTTTGTTCTGTGCCTGCCTGCCGTCTGCGAGCATGACAATGACCCGGTCGGTCGCAAGCCTGGCGAATGGCTGTGGCCTGAAGCTTTCGGCGAGAAGCAGCTGGGCGGCATCCGAAAGCGCGGCGGATATTTCTGGTCCGCCCTCTACCAGCAACGGCCAAGCCCGCTTGAAGGTCTGATGTTCCGCGAAGAGCATCTGCTTCGCTACGACCCAAAGACCAAGAGCATCATCGGGATGCAGATCTACATTTCATCCGACTATGCGACCAAGGCCGAGGCTGGAGCGACCGACCCAGACCGGACAGCGCACGGGGTCTGGGGTGTTGACCAGGATCTGAACCTTTACCTTCTGGACGGCTGGCTGGGCAAGAAGACCGCCGACATCTGGGCGGCCGAGTGGTTGCGCCTGTGCAAGAAGTGGAAGCCGCTGATGGCTTTCGAGGAAGCCGGGCAGATCATGAACTCGGTCGGGCCCTTCCTGGTCAAGATGATGGAGCGCGAGCGGGTGTTTGTGGCCCGCCAGCAATTCACCTCTTCGACCAACAAGGAACAGCGCGCCCAGGCCCTGCTTGGCATGGCGTCAATGGGCAAGCTTTACCTGCCAAAGAAAGAGGGCCTGACCGGTGACCTCCTGCAATTCGTGGAGATCTTCGAGAAGGAAATCCTGCAATTCCCCGGCGGAAAGCATGATGATACAGTGGACCAGGCAACGCTGATGGCGCGGGCTCTTGACCGCTTGGTGGCCGGAACGCCACCGAAGAACCCAAGAAATGCCGCCGGGGAAAGCCTCGATGAGCTACACGC